AGCACAAGCTAGCCCTGTAGGTTTCTATGGAGATGTAGGTTTATATTTCGGAGAAGAGCTATCAGAGTATCGCTATGGCTTTACTATGAATGGTAATGGCCTTTGGAACTCTTTTTACAGAGGTACTACAGCTTTAATGTTTGACGAAGATAAAAGAAAAGTTAAACTAAAGGCTCATATACCACAATCTCAGCTTTTACTACTTAAGCTATCAGATACTTTAAGATTAAGTAATAAGTTCTATAATATAAACTCTTTAGAAACTAATTATCTTTCAGGAGTAACCGAGTTAGATTTAACTTTAGTAGGTAATTCTCAGCTAGAGCAATTTAATACTGACTCTAGAAACTTAGAGAACGAAAGTACTACAGACTCAGTTTATGCTACTTACTTAGATGCAACTACAGGGGAAATAGCCAACGTCTTAGTAGCGGCAAACTCTACAGTAACGGTGTCTATGGTAGGGAGCGTTATAGGTAGTAGTGGTGAGCTAGTAGAAACTTTTGCTTAGGTAAGTTACTTTTTGACTCAAAGAAGTTTTCAATATAGACAAAATAATTGACATACACAAGTTTTTAACATAACTTTAACATACTACTATAAAGACGTTACTATGTTTTTAAATAAAGACTACAATGATTGAGACGCTAATGTACCTACTTAACAATACTAAACACAGCTCTAGAAATATAGATATAGCTAGGGGCCTTTACAAATACCCTGAAAATTGGAGTGAATTCAAGAGATTTTTAAGATATAAATTTAACAATAGAATATAATGGCTAAAGAGACTCGCCGCGTGCATATTGCGGTAACTAGTAACGCTAGTAAAGACTTAAACAAGGGTACTGTAGCCGCTAAAGGACTATCAGGCTCACTTAAAGGAGTAGGGGCCTCAGCTAACTTAGCTACGGGGGGTATTAAGGCTATGACTATGGCACTTATATCTAGCGGTGTAGGTGTATTTGTGGTAGCTATAGGTGCTTTAATAGGTGGCTTAGGTAGTGTTATAGGTAAGAGTGCTGAGTTCGAGAAGGGTTTAAGTACACTAGAAGCTGTTACAGGTGCTAGTAGCTCTGAAATGGAGCGATTGAGTAAGTTGGCAAAAGAGCTAGGTAGTACTACAGCCTTTACAGCTACACAAGTACTAGAGCTTCAGACTAATTTAGCAAAGTTAGGTTTTAAAACAAATGAAATAGAAGACGCTACAGCATCTATATTAGATTTAGCAGCTTCCTTAGACGTAGGCTTAGGAGAAGCGGCCGAGTTTAGTGGTAGTGTAGTACGTTCTTTTGGACTAACGACCAAAGAGACTCAGAAAGTCGTTGACGTAATGGCTAGGAGCACTAGTAGTTCAGCTCTTAACTTCGAATCTCTAAGGGAGTCTATGAAATTAGTTGCGCCTGTATCTAAGGCTACTAATGTATCTGTAGAGAAGACTACGGCTTTATTAGCTGTTTTAGCAGATAGAGGACTAAAAGGCTCTATAGCAGGTACGGGACTAGCTAAGACCTTTATTATGCTTAATAAAAAGGGTATATCTTTGGCGGATGGTATGAAAAAAGTTAGAGAGTCAGCAGACCCACTTAATGCCGCTATCGATATGGTAGGGGTTGTAGCAGGTAAGACTTTCTTAACGCTAGCAAGTGGCCAAGAGGATATTGCAGGACTAGAACAATCTTTTTTAAATTCAGCAGGAGCTGCCCAAGAAATGGCAGACATTCGACTAGATAACTTAGCAGGAGATACTACTATTTTAGCTTCAGCTTTTGAAGGCTTACTATTGAGTATAGAAGACGGCCAAGGAGCTATAAGCGCAGTAGCTAGAGGATTTGTACAAGCCACTACCTCTGTATTAAACTTTCTTACACCTCAAAAAGACGTTGTAGATGCTATTAAAAACCAACAAACGGAGCTGTTTCTACTAGAGGGTAGGTTAAATGATACCAATACTTCAGAAGACGAAAGACGTAAAATAATTATAAAGCTAAAGCAGGAATACCCTGACTATCTAGACCATCTAGACACAGAGAAGGCTACTAATAAGCAATTATCTGACGCTATAGCAAAGGTTAACGATAACTTAGTAAATAAGATTATACTAGCTCGTAAAGATAAAGAGATACAAGAGCAAGCTGAGAATGTAGCTGACGAAACTATAAACAAGTTAGAGCAACAGGATAAACTAAGACAGGTAATAGCTGATAATAGACGCAAGTTTGGCTTTGAGGCTACTCAGGGAACTCTAGAGGAGCAGGCACTAGCTCAGAAGCAGATGGTAATGGACGCAGGACATACTATGACCTTAAACGAGAAGGACATTGCCTTGAAGAGAATAAGAAACGGAGTAGTACTGCTTAATAGAGCACAAACAAATCTTAATGAAGAACAAGGTAAACAGACCGAAATACTAAGCGAACAGGACGCCTTATATAAAGAATTAGGTATAAAAAGAGTAGAGGCTGAAGATGAGGTTATTGAAGAGGTAATTGAAAAGAATAAGAATAAAAATAAAGTACTAACTGAAGACGAACTAAAGGCACTTAAGGAAAGTAAGAGGTTAAGGACTGCGTTCTTAGCTAAACTTAAAAAACTAGACCAAGACACAGACGATACAACAGCTCTAGAGAAGATACAGCGTAAAAGAGAGCGTCACTTAGAGGAGCTTAAGACTATTAAGATGACTACAGATGAGCGCGAGAAGGCCAAAGCCACTATCGAGGCTATGTATGACCAACAGAGAGACGCACAGATTGAGCTAAACAACGAAAAAAGAAAGAAAATCTTTGATGACTTTACTAAACAATTTAGTATTGAAGCTGAAGACCCTTCAGAGAAGTTAGCACAACAAAGAGACGCACACTTATTAGAGCTAGAAACTCTTAAACTAAATGAGACAGAAAAAGAAGAGGCTAGGAAGGCTATCAAGGCTTACTACGCTAACGAGGAGGCTGTTTTAAAAGAGAATGACAGGGTTTTAAAACAAGAGCAGGACTTAGCAGACCTAGAGACTAAAAGACAGCTTATATCACAAGGTTTAGACTTAGCTATAGAAGCTAGTGGTCAAGAATCTAAGATAGGTCAGGCACTGTTTAAGATTAAGCAAATGATGGCTTTAGCAGAAATGGCTATGCAAATGAAGACTTATATGGTTGAAATGAAAATGAATGCTCAAAAGGCTGAAGGTAAGCTATCTATGGACGCAGTAAACCAATCAGGTGCTTTATCTGAGGGTATGGCTAACGCGGCTAAACTAGGGCCTCCATTTAACGCTATACCAATGGCTATAATGGCTATACAATCAGGTCTTATGATTAAGAATATGCTTAAGAGTAAAAAAGAAATGAAAAAAATCACAGGCCGTTTTGGTGGCGGTGGTAGTATGGGTGGCGGTGCTACAGCTCCACAAGCTCCTAATTTCAATGTAATAGGACAGACTAGTAATGACGCTAATTTAATATCTGACACTATACAGGGAGCTAATAGCAGACCAATTAGAGCCTTTGTAGTAGATAAGGACGTAACTAGCTCTCAGGAGTTGGCACGTAACACAGAAAATATTGCAAGTATAGGATAAAATATTGTTTTTAAATAAAGGTAAAATTATGAAATTATACGAATTACTAATAGACGAAAATGACCAAATACTATCAGGAGTAAACGCTATCTCAATAGTAGAGACGCCTGCCATTCAGTCAGACTTCATTGCACTAGGAGACCAAAAGCCTGTCTTATTGGCTGAGGTTAACAAGGACAAGCAGATACTAATGGGCGCTGCTTTAATTCCTGACAAGCCTATATACAGAAGAGACGGAGAAGAGGAATACTACGTTTATTTTTCAAAGGAGACCATAGCTAAAACGGCTGAGGCTTTCTTTAGAAATAACAACCAAAATAACGCTACCTTAGAGCACGCTGAGGTCTTAAATAATATGACTGTGTTTGAATCTTGGATAGTAGAAGACCCTGAGTTTGACAAGTCTAAAAAATACGGCTTAGAAGTACCTGAAGGAACTTGGATGGTGTCTATGAAGGTTGACGATAAAGACGTATGGGATAACTACGTAAAAGACAATAAAGTTTTCGGCTTTAGTATAGAAGGTAAATTTGCTAACGTACTACGTAAGGAGAAGTCAGATATGAACTTTAGTGACCAAGTTTTAGACGGTACACTAGAACTGATTAAACAATTTTTAAAAGATAATTATTAATATATAAAACAACAATTTATGCCAATTAGAGAGATTACAGGAGTAAATGATGGTAGTGACCCGTTTTTAAACCAAACAAGCTCCACAGTAGACAATGAGCAGACACCATCTACAACTAAAAACAGTTCTTTTGAGGTTAGACCTGACTCTCTCACTTTAGCTGAAATAAACACCCTTAGCAAGGAGTTAGGACGTATAGTTTTTGATACAGATAATGGTGTGTCTAGAATTTGGAACGGGGCAGAATGGAAAATTTTTCCTGAAACATCTACGCCAATAGATGACGTTTTAGACAATAGAATTATTTGCAACCAACTAAACAAGGACACGACTCTAGGAGGCTTAATAGACAGCACAAAAGAGTACTTTATTGATGGAATTATAGACCTAGGAACTACTCAAATAACAGTACCTACTACGGGTATGACTATAAAAGGCCTTAGCTTCGATATAAGCGGCTTAATATCCTCAGAGGATAACTATACTATGTTTATCTCAGAGAGCGTAGAAATAGGCTCAGGAAACCTCCTAGGGTTAGATTATTACGTTTCAGTTACAGGCTCAGGTAGTCAGGTTTACGAGCTTATAGATGCAACGGGTTTTAATGCCTTTGAGTTTACTAGAATAAACTATATTAATTGTACTTCTTTAGGTCAGATAACAAACTACAGGCAAGGTCTAGAGAGTGGCACGGGCCGTTTTGGTGGTAGCCCTAGTCTTACACTTAGTGGCTTATGGGTAGGTGGATACAGAATAAGCACATCTATAGTTAGAAGTATGAGTGATACAACTACAGAGCCATTATTCAAAGAAGGTACTTTATTTCAGATGAATTCTAGATTCTTAACAGATATCAACTGTGACTTAGGAGACTTACAGCCGTTTACTGATTTTCAGCCTTCTAACTTTCCTACAGAATCGACAATACAATTTAAGGGAGTTATAATGACTAGAGGTGGAGTAGCAAATAGCGATGACGTAAACATAACACCAAACCTTGTGGCTTCGGGTGTTTGCTGTGATTGGGATAACAACGTAGGAATGAACAATACCTTTGTAGGTGGTAGTTTAAAAGTAACGGCAGAAGCTGAGACCACTATCGTACAAGGTGTAGGCTCTGACTTAGCAGGAACTTGGACGGCTTCAGACTTACAACACTTTGATAGCCCTGAGTCAGGTGTCTTAAGACACATAGGAACTGACCCTAAAGACTTTAGAGTTTCCTTTGATTTCGCAATAGACGGAGGTTCAAATGACGTGATAGCTGTGGAGCTTGTGAAGGTTTCAGGAGCTAACCCAACTATAGAGTACACTCAAAAAAGAGTTATAAACAACTTACAAGGAGCTAGAGATATAGCCTATTTCAATGGCACTTTTAATGTTAGAATGCTTCAAAATGACTTTTTAATATGGCAGGTTATAAATGTAACAGATAGCTCTAATGTGACTGTAGAGTTAGACTCTCAATGGTTAGTAGAAGAGAGGTAAAAGCAAAGACCCCTTCTTTAAACAGAGGGGGGTTAGTAGAGTAAAATAATGTTTTTAAATAAAGATAATGTACATAAAAGCAAAATATCCAAAAGTAGGTAGAGAATGGTATAGGCAAGGTGTCCAAGGCTTTGGTAGCTTATACGGAGGCAATCAAATAAGTGACGTAACTAACAATGCGTCTAGTAACTTAACTAGCAGATTGTCAACTAGTCAGATGTTTGTAGGTAATATCGTATCTATATACACCAATACTAACAACGGAAACGAGCTTGTATTTACAAATGAATCTGTTTTCTTGATTAGCAACTCTACATTAAACATAACAGAAATAGACACCGAGAGGGCTTTAGAATTTATTAACGAGTCAGATTGGCTAAAAGAAGATTAAACAATGGCAGTAATAAACACAGGAATAGTAGAGAGAACAATAGTAGGAGTTAATGAGTCTGACTTATTTTTAGATAGTGAAGCAACTAGTGTAACAACTAACACAGGTATCGTAGAACGCTCTATAGTAGGAGTACACGATGCTAACTTTGTGCATCCTTTAGGAGACGAAGAGATTACTAACGGAGACTTTTCTAATGGCTCTACGGATTGGACACTTGGAACGGGTTGGAGTATTGGAGAGAATAAGGCTATACATAATGGAGCGCAATCATTAATTGGACAAACTAATATTCTAACAATAGGAAAAAGTTATAAGATTACTTTTGATTTAAGTGGAGCAGATAGTAGTAATTATGCAAGACTTCTTTCATCACAATATCCTAATGGTGGTAATTACACAAGCGATGGCACAATAACAGTATATACTACTACAAATATAGATGACTTATATATATACGGTGTAGGAAATATCTCTATTACAAACATCTCGGTCAAAGAAATGCTAGTTAACAGAGAGTCAACTACAACTAACACAGGTATCGTAGAGAGACCTATTACAGGAGTAAACGACGGGGGAGACTTATTCTTAGATGAGTCCACTTCAGTAGTTAACAATACAGGTATAGTTGAAAGGCCTATCACAGGGGTTAACGAATCTGACGCTTTGTTTCCTGATAATACAGACTCTACTGTAGTTAATATCTCAGATACTATTATACCTTTATTAACGGCCCTAGAAGCTAGAGCAACTACATTTGAGAACAGAGAAGG